CGAAGGTCAAAGGCGACAAAGGCGACAAGGGCGATAAGGGTGATACAGGTGCAACTGGGGCAACCGGGCTTCCTGGTGCTCTAATCCGTCCGCGCGGCGAGTGGAAAGCAAATACTAACTATGTTAACAACACGCAGTATCGAGATACTATCATCTACAACGGTAATACTTATTCGTGTCGTGCGGATCATAATTCCGGTTCTTCTTTCGATGTAACGAAATGGACTTTGTTTAACGAATTTATAAATGTCGCTACGCATTTGTTAGTAGCTCAAAATGCGACGATCGACATATTAGGAACATCGGGTTTATTCGTCGGTAATCTATCAAAAACGCAGGGTTGGTTAATAAAAGGCGGCTCAATTAAGCATAATGTAACCGGGCTTGAATTAACAGCGGACGGAAAGTTGTCACTTCCTCCAACGGGTGCGATGTTAGTTGGGAATAAGACGTTTATCAGTAACGGAAAGATTGTAACGGATTTTATCGATGTTGATAATTTGAAGGTAACAAATTTAGCCGCTATAAAAGGAACAATAGCCGGATTTGAAATAGCTAACAATCGTATAGGCGTTGAGGATACTAGCCTAAGCGGTACTAATAAGGGTTTAAGCCTCTATAAGAGCTTTATTCGATTTTCCGATGGAGATGTATACGCCAGTATTGGGAGTGGTGTTTTTCCTTTATCAACAGGAATAATGTGTACTGCACGTTTAGATTGCGTTTCAACCGCACCGCAAAATATAGGTTTATATGTTAGGGCGAAAGGTGCGGATATTGAAAATTCGGCGATAACGATTGCCGGAGGATGGATCGCTGGATTTGGTATAAAAACAAAGAGGGTGACATACAGCACTACTCTTTCTCTTGAGGATGTATACGTATCCTGTTACAATTCAAGTGCTATTACCCTATATCTTCCTACAAAGCCGTGGGCGGGTAAAGTCTATTATATTCGTGGTATGAATCCCCGCGTTGTTAATGTTAACTCTACCCGTTCTTATAATGATGCCGGGGCACTTATAAAAATGGTCTATGCAGATTCGGAAGGGACTCAATTTGCGGCGGTGTATGATAATGGCGGCGGGGGGGCTGGCGGAACATATAATTTAATAACAATCGTTTATGATGGTCAATATTGGCTCTGGAATAGACAAGAACAATAATAGAGTTATGTTAGTAGCAAAGATTATACATGAAAATGAAATAGACGTCCTTCATTGCGTCAATAACAAGCAGTTAAAAGAATTGTATGAAGATGGCTATCTTGAATATATTCAGACCGGACCACCTTCTTGCAAGAAAGGAGACAAAGCGAATCCAATTTATCAGAAAACTAATAATAAAATCATGCAATCTTGGATTGTAACAAAAGATAATCAGGCTATTATTAACGATCTAAAAGAAAAACTTTCGTCGTCTGACTATAAAGTAACAAAATGTATGGAAGCGCAGTTATTAAGTAATCCCCTTCCTTATGATATTAATGAACTTTATACAGAACGTCAACAAATCAGAGATAAAATAAACGAATTGGAAATATTAATCAATAACGGGTGATGAAAATAGACTTTAGAGAAATTCAAGTAAAAGACATCGAAGGGAATAATAGTACCGTCGATATTGCAAAAATGTTAGGCAATGCGATCTATCAGAAAACCGCCGATTTGGGCGAATTGGAATTAGCTCAACAAATCTACAAAAACGGTGAAGTAGAAGTATCTCCCGAACAGGCGGAAAGTATTAAAAAATATGTGAGTACGGGGTTCGTCGCTTTTGTTCAGGTAGCGGTTAATGAGGCTTTATCGGTAGAATAAGAGCTACCCAAAGCGATATGAAATACATAAAATAAAAATATGGACGAATGGTTAAAAATCATAGGAGCGTTAGGAGGATTAGAGGCGATCCGATTTACTGTTACTTTTCTAGCGAATCGAAAAACGAACGCTAGAAAAGAAAAGGCTACGGCGGATTCTATGGAGCTTCAAAACCTACTTTCTATCATTGACAATCTAAACAAGCAGATTGAACGGTACGACGAACGATTAAAACAACGAGACGAGAAAGTAGATACAATTTATCGAGAATGGAGAACCGCACAGGCAGAGGCGCAAAATTGGATGCGTAAATACTACGAGCTTGAATTAGCTTTGAAGGATGCGGAACACAACCGATGTGATAGACCGGACAGCGAGTGCAGCCGGAGAACTCCGCCGCGTAGACCAATAACTATTAACAATCAAAATAAAGAAGAAAGCAATGAATAAAATAGACTCGATTATCATCCATTGTTCGGCTACGCGTGCCGGGCAGGATTTAACCGCAAAAGATATTGATCGTATGCACCGGGCGCGTGGATTTAACCAGATCGGATATAATTATGTTATCCGAATTGATGGGGCGGTAGAAAAAGGGAGATCCTTAGCAGTTGACGGAGCGCATTGTAATACGAAGGGTTTTAGCGAATCTTCGTATAATAAACATAGTGTTGGTATTTGCTACATAGGCGGATTGGATGCAAACGGAAAGCCCACAGACACAAGAACGATCGCTCAAAAAGCGGCTTTACGCGAGTTGGTTGCTAAACTCTGCAAAGAATATGGGATAATCGAGGTTCTCGGACATCGTGATACTTCGCCCGATCTGGACGGAAGCGGAGAGGTAGAGCCGAAAGAATATATTAAGGCGTGCCCCTGTTTTGATGTACGATCCGAGTTTCCTAATTTCTTGCGTAATACAGTAGTTCGACCATGAAACGGCTAGTCTATATTATTATGTTGCTGATATTAGCAATATGTTTCGTATCATGCCGGACTCAATATATCCCGGTTGAATCCGTTCGCACTGAATACAAGACGCGCGATAGTATACGATTTGATAGTATCTATCAGCACGACAGTATTTATACGCTCATAAAGGGTGATACAGTCTATCAGCATAGATATAAGTATCTGTATCGCTACTTAACAACGAATCGCACCGATACTATTCTTAAAAACGATTCTATTCGTGTGCCTTATCCGGTTGAAAAGAAGTTGAACCGATGGCAATCTATTAAAATGGAGTTGGGCGGGTGGGCGTTTGGAATTATAATTTTGTTTATTCTGATAATAATTGGTCGAATAATATTCAAATCAAGAAATAATTAGTATATTTGTGTACAGGTGGGGTGTCTGTTGTATCATTTCTCTGTGGAAAATTGCTATTTTTCGAGGACGGGAGATAATGCGTTATTTATTCCATTAAGAATGAGAGGTTGTGCCGTTGAACGACACAACCTCTTTTTATTTATATGCAATAAGAAAACCCCGCAACGGCTCAAATTGCGGGGCTGGTGTCAAATAAGAATCTTAACCGAGTTTAAGCGATGTTTGATGAATCATTTCGCTTACGTCCTTCAAGGCATTTAAAAATGTTTGAAGTTCATTATCAGTAAAGCGAGCCTTTTTCCCGTTTACGATGTTACCGTTAATTCTTTGATATAGCCAATTTCTTGACTTTCCGAAATACTTCTTTGCGATATAGCTAAACGAAATAGCCTCCGGCAATTCTCCGAGCTTATCACGCAATATAGCTTCTTCCGCTCTTTCTATGAAATCATTGCAAGCGTCTACAGTCGCTTTAAGTCCAGATTCAGATGCTTTTTTATAAGCTTCTCTTTGATCTTCTGGCAGTGCATTATATTTGGCTTGCATTTCTTTTTTGAAAGCGTCCCTTTCTTCTTGTGTGGATAAGGTTTTAAATCTTTCAAAATCTGCCTTCATTTCGGGCGTTGGCAAACAAGCGTTTATATCTATCATATTTTAAAGTTTTAATCCCTCCCCGAAGGGAGGGAGGTTAATTACTCTTTTAATTTTTCCCGAATCTCATTCATCCGGTCGAGTATGTCATTTATTAATGCTTCTCTTTCTTTTTCATTTTCGGGAACCCCGTAGGCTTCGTGGAATGAAGCGAGAAGTTTTAAATTCTCATACTCTTGTTCTAATTCCTTTCTTTCTTCATCTTTCATTGGTTAAACATTAAAATTAAGAACTCTTATTTGACTTTACAAAGATAATAAGCATTTGCTTATTATGCAAGTTTTAGGCGAATTATTTTAGTGAATTAATATAATCTATTACTTTTCTATTCGCTTTATCTATTTGCTCTAAATCGTAATCTATATAAATTCCGGTTGTTTTGCATCCGAACTCATGCCCCAAAGCTAAAGATATTACATCTTTCGATATTCCTATTTTATGCGCTATTGTAGCCCATGTATGGCGCGCCCAATACGAGGTGATGTCGGGAAATAAAATATCTCTAATCTTTTTCCCGCCTAATCCTTTTCGTTCGAAATTTCCCAGTTTTTGCAAACCTCTATTCATTGCTGACATATACTTTCTATAATTGTAATCGTTGGTTTCGAGCGTGTTTAGTAGAAATTTATTTCCTTTATACCTGTTTATTATCTCCATTGCTTCCGGTTCTACTTTGATAGAGTATAGCTTTCCGGTTTTTTCTCGTTTATATTCTATGCGTCCGTCAACTATTTGTTTGAGGTTAAATAAGTCTATTGCGTTTATTCCGATTAGATAAAACATAAGCATGAATATGTCTTGATACTCTTTTTGATATTCTTCTCCGTTGAAATCTCTTAGGGTAATAAGTTGATCCGGTTTTAACGATCGTTTTCTAGTTTCCTCCCTTTCTATTGTGAACTTTCTAAATGGATATAGTTCCGTTTCCTCATTATCTATCGCGTGATTGAAAATCGCCCTAATATTCCTTAAATGGATTGAAATCGAGTTTGTTTTTATTCCGGTATCTTTTAGCCATTTATTGAACGATTCTAGCCATTTCTTTGTCATTGTTTCAAATGTACAGGTTGGATCATAGGTGAGAATCTTATTTTTTGTCGCTTTATATAAAACGATTGTATTTTCCTTTGATTTTGTTGCTACAAACTCGTCTATGTAGCTTACGAAAGTTTTACAGGTCGATTTGTTTTTGATAGATTTTATAATGTAGTCTTTTAACGCTTTATCGCTCATTCCTCTTAACTTCTGATTATCGTCAAGTATAACAAGTAACATTTCAACACGATTAATGAGATTCCGAATCGCTACGTTCTTAGTTTTATGATTCTTTGCGTTCTTATTATACTCTGTGCCCGTCCATGTTTCCGGCGTAGCGCAAAAATCAGTGCATAACATTATTTGTCCTTTGTGTCTGACTTGTAGCTTAACCGGAAATGTACCGTCTTTCTTTTCTCTGCGGGTGTCTAAGTAAAAACTAACTGTTGCCATATTATTATCATTTTTAGTATATATACGCAAACAGCGTATAAACGGGATAGCGCGATAATAATGCAAGATGAAAATTTGCATTAAATTTGCATTTTTTCTTTTGAAAATACCCGTCAATAACGCCTAAAAACGATACTTTGATATAGATATAGGGCAATAAAAAAGCCCCTTACTTGTTTGTAAGAGGCTGATAATCAGATAGTAGTGGGTACGAGAATCGAACTCGTATTACATGCGTGAGAGGCGTTTTTGTACACCATCTAAAACGCTTATAACTAATGTCTTATAATATTTATAGAATCTATTTGCACCGAATTTGCATTAAAAAACGATACTCATGTCCTTTCTTATAAATATCACCTCTTATATTTCATCTTTATCAAAGAACGTTTTCAATACAAAGTTAATCAATCAATCAGAAATAGCAAATATTATTTGCTTGAATTTAAGCTATCTATTTCTAGTTTATTCGGCTAATAGAAAAAGTACTATTATGAAATCAAACTTCAAATTCTTATTGTTGATTAGCTATTTAACTACGATTATATATTTATTAGTTCAGATATTAAATGCTATACAAAAATAGCTCCGTATCTTTTTACTATGTTATCTTGCACAATTATACGTGCACTGTTTATATCCGGCGTGTTGAAATATTCCTTTTTACATCTCGGACATCTTATATAAAACATTTCTTCAACTACTAAAGGCGTTTCGTCTATCGGGCAGCAGATTCGGAAATTTATAATCTGCCACCCATTTGGCGTAGATACCCAATTCCACTTAAATACAAATCCGTCGATAACATCTTTTGTATATTCTATAAATTTCGGACTATCCTCTTGTTTGGATTTAATCTTCTTTATGTTCCATGGTTTGAACTTTACAATTAAAGGATTTCTTTTAATTGCTTCAACTACTATTCCTGCAATGATTGCTGTTATGATAGGAAATAAAATATATATGGCGAAGTCTTTAGTCGTCATTTGTTATATCTGTCTCATCTTTAACAATTCCGTGCTTTGATATTTTTTCATTATACTCCTTTATTTCGCGTAGTATATCAATTAAATATGGTACTACTGTATTGTCACCCGATAGATGTGCTAAAACGTCTTTAATAATTCCTACATAAATGCTATCTATTCTATCTCTTTGACCTGGGAAGGAAAGAATCTTATTTATTCTTTCCTTTGTACTGATTATAACCCATGCTGCCTCTCTTAAAAATTCGACTTCATTAATCGCTATTGCGCTATCAAGTAATGTTCTAATACTTTCAACAACTCGATCGAAAGAACTGTTGGACATATAAGACTCAACATTAACAAGCTCTGTTTTAAACTGCAATTTTTGTAGTGCAATATAGCTACTATCTTTTATAACTTCAGTTTCTTTAACAAAAGAACTTCTTGCCTTATTCACTTCGTTTCTAATCTTCTTATCTATTGCAATCACATTCCAAATCTGCCATCCAATTAACATAGTCACCAAAAGCGATAAAATCCCTACTATCACCCCGATATAGTCTATACCTAACTCCGGCGTGGATGGTAACGAAACGCAAATAGCAACAACACTGCATATAATCGCAGCGATTGACAAACAGTTGCTCCAATATGATTTAATCCAGTTTTTCATGTTGTTCGGGTTTATTCATTCAGGCGTAGGGTATTTTCAATTGATACTATTAGCTTCATTAATAAGCTCTCCCGTCAATTTGTTTAGTTTAAAAGATTCTCTTTCTTTATCTCCATTTCTGTATACGATATCGAAAGTAAAGTCTATAAAATTGTCACTAATATTTATTAACTTGTTCTTTATTATATATTCTTCGGAGTATCCTTTGTGTTTGTACTGCCAGATATAATCGGCATTAGTGATATTGACTAAAGACACAGAAGGGTATGATACCTCTAGACCATTAATATTATCAATTGGAATTAATTTATTGATGGTTCTATTTCCTAATGGTATCTTTTCTATCTCATTACAATTATTATCAAGCAAAAGGTTATTATTATTGTATCCTAATGTGATAAAATAATCACCATACCAATCTTTAATATCGAATACTGAATTGTCATATCTATTGTAATAAACCCTTTTCTCTTTTCCACTAAGAGTGGAAATAATTTCATTAGGACCACCATAATTCACTAACAAAATAATTCCATCATCTTTGATGATAAAGTTAGATAAGGAAATATGGTCAATATTATGCTCTTCAACCTTACCGAACTCTAAATAAAATTTTTGATTGAATCCTCGGATCATTGGTGCTGTATATTCGAATATCTGCTCTTTCTTCTCGTTGTATGCTGCAAACCACATATCACCATTAAGAAATCCTGCTATTAATGCATTTTTAGCAACTTCTTCTTCGTACTGCCATCCTATAGTTGGCTTAGTTACTCCTTTGGGTAAATTATATTCTTTTAAAAACTCGTCTTGGTTCTCATCATCCTTACTGCATGATTGTAGGCATAGTAGGACGAAAATCGCTGTGATTGATAGTACTAATAGTTTATTCATAATATTTTGTTTTTAGTGGTTGATAATATATTGTTTATTGGGCGGGAATTATTAGCTATTTTTTATATAAACCGTTCCGTAGCACTTCTTTTCGCTTCCGCTTATTTTAAATACCACTTCCCGACTACCGCCGCTTTCTGTAATTTCCTTATGAATCTTTTCGTTACTGACTCCTCTAAAATCTTTGGGGATATACCCAACTAACTTATTATCACCGTTTCTGTATATACCGACTGCAAATTTATCTTTAGGGTTGTTTGTTTCGGCTATTGCTTTGCCCTTGAATATACCGAAATCTTTAGGTGTAACTCCATGATAATACATTCCTACCATTTCATAGTAAAAGAATCCGGATGGCGGAAATTCTATTTCTTGCGACGGTGTTTCGGTCTTAGGTTGACTCTGGTTGTTAGATGATTCTTTGGGATTTGTCATAGCAATTTTTATCGCTAAAATTATGACGCCTGTAACTACTAAGATTAATACTACTTCCATGTTGTTTTGTTTTACGTTATTATTCTTTAGATATTATGAATATATCAGCGTAGTTTTCAGATCGGTTTATAATAAGTAATCCCCCATCTAGTTGCGGGTATTCGTCTACCCGACGGAATAACAGATTTGCATCCGAATTTGATTGAATCTCTTTTGCTTTATATAAATAATTCCCTTCTAATAGTTGCGGCTTTTCGATTGCGTATGTATTTGCAGAATATCCAGAGATTACTATGTTAACTAATTGGGGAGTAACTCTTACAATTGCCGTACTGTCCGCAAAGGTGTTTTCATAAACGGTTTTCTCGTTCATAAAACCCTTTACAGAGAGAATTTTATACTTTCCCTCTGTTAATTGAGCAAAGGAATACATAGAACACATCGCTAGAAATGCGATAAGTAGTAGCTTCTTCATGTTGTTTTGTTTTAGTGATTTATAATATGTTTTTAATTGATAAAATATTCTCCACAATAAAAAGATGAATAATTTCCCGTTTCGGCAAGTCTATATCGTCATAATCTGGATTCTCGCTACGAAGCAGAATTAAATTATCCGCATCTTTAGGATGCCTACGAACTCTCTTTATAAGCCTGTATTCGTTTGTTATGATTAAATAAACCTGTCCGTAGTTGAAATAATCCCAACTCTCAATCTTTCTAATTACTACCCTGTCGCCCGAAGCTATTAGAGGTAGCATACTATCGCCCGTAGCGAATATAATCTTTGAATCCGGATTGATTTCTGGTGCGTCTATACTTCCTATCACTTTTTCGTCTGTAAATTCTATATCTCTACCACTTAGCCCGCATGTTGCGTCTATGTCGTATATTAATGCTCCTTTTCGTTTTGTTTCGCTTATTGCAGATTCGGAAATCTCGATTGTTTTTTGTTCTCGCTCTGCATTTTTAATCATTTCTCCTTTATCTCGCAGAAGCCATTCGGTTGACATGTCACCGTATACTCTACTAATTTTCATTGCAATATCGGCGGATATACTTTTGGTCTTCCCCCAATATCCCTTAGATAATCCAGCTTCTGCTTCTAATCTATATACACTAATTCCTTTATAATCAATGTATTTCTGAATTTTTTCTTTTATAGTCATACTTTCGTCTACTAATAAAGGTTAATTAATAGAATATATTCTACTAAATATTTGTATAGTAGAGTATAGTCACCTATCTTTGTCGCATCAAAGTTAATCAATCAATCAAGAACTAACAAATAAAAGTATAGAATTATGAAAGCAACAAAGATTGTAACTCATTCAACGAATCTGAGTAATCAGGTGTCGCATTTCTCTGAAGGTAATCAAATAGTTCCTGCAGAGAACCCCACTTCCGCATATCTCCAAAGTGAAGAATTATTTTCCATAGAGAAGGATTCTCTACAAACAAAGGAAACATCTTTGCAGCAAGTACATTATAATGATCCCGATAATATATCGGTTCGGCTAGGGTTTGCTCCCATAGTGCTAGAAATCCCGGACGAAGTGCATCGGAAAATAGTTGAGATTGCTTTGGAGTTAAATCGTGGAGATAGTTTTGGAGAGCGGGGACGTATCGGAGTTTAATCGGATCATTACTGGTATTCCATTGGGTAGATAGTTGATGAAGATGATACATAGAAGATAACTCACAAATCGATTCCTCAAACCAAATTAAACCTATTATATCGTCACTCATCGCCCCGTTTATTAAATGATGACAGTACTCGTGAGCGAATTGATATATCCACTGACACCAATAGTCTTGACTGACATGTAAAAAAATCCATCTTTCTGACATTATATTGGAGCATCTAGGATTAGTATTAATATAGGTTATACGGCATGGGGGGACACTAGATGAGATGAGATTTAAATGTTTTGAGAAATTAGAACTGATAGATGTTAGCAACTCATAAATTATCTTATGGTCATAATTACCAAAATTGGAGTCGTCCGATATAGAAAGATTAGGAGTAATTTGATAGAATCGCATGATATTAATTTTAAATGTAACAATGCAAAAGTAATGAAAGAAAAGATATTCTTTATGATATGATGATAGTTTGTTTAATGACAATTTATCTTCCATTTAAGAAATGCACTTTTCTCAATAAATAATTTACATAATATACACGGCAATGAACACAACACCAATTAAACCGACACTGCAAGCGATGGAAGTAGGGCGACAAACCTACTTCCCCCGCAACCGCAGAAAATCAGTAAGAACGACCGCATCCGATTTAAAAACCGATGAAGGAAAGATTTTCAAAACTTGGATCGACGGAGATAACATTTATGTTGAACGCAAAGAATAATACGACAATGGGACGAACTAGAGTAACCGGAAAAGTTGAGCCAATAGTAAAGAAGTGGCTTAGTAAAGATGAAGCAAAATCCTATATAGGATGCTCGGATGATTTTTTGAGAACGTTACGGGAAAAAGCTCTCATTTCTTTTTCTCAATTTGGAAAAATGATCTGGTACGATTTATCGAGTATAGATAGATTCATACAGAGTAATAAGGTAGTATAAAACAAACACCATGCTAACACTAAAACAAAGTCCCGTCGCTATTATCTTAATGCTTTTAGCGTGCAGCCTCGCAGAAGGCGAGCCGAAGCGGGACAAATTAATTATCGCACTACTGATCGTATTTATCACGGTTATCTATGTGCTAGTCTGTAACTATCTAAACACGAAACGACATGGCGGCGAATCCTCAATGTATTGGTAATTGCCGAATTTGTACGGTTCTTGGTGCGTGCCCTTCTGATACTCTAGTTTGCGAAGATTGCGGCGAAGAGATCGAACCGGGCGAAGAGATAGAATTAGAGGTCGAAACGTACGAACGTGGCAGACATGGCACAAAGATAATAACGGTTTGCGCTCGCTGTTACGAATCGCTTTATCAAGGTGGAAACGATAACTTTTAAACAACACGATAATGACACACTGGAAAACTCAATTCAATTATGACTATCTAGGCGCTTACAGCCTACCAGATGGAAAAGATATAATTCTCACCATCCGCGAAACGAAAAAAGAACAAGTGGTCGGCGCGTCTGGAAAGAAAGAAGAATGTTTCGTCGCTTACTTTTACGAGAATGTGAAACCGATGATCCTCAACCGGACGAACTGCAAAACATTGACGAAAATTTTCAAGAATCCGAATTTTGAGTCATGGATAAACAAGCAAATCCAAATCGGAGCGGTATTAGTTGACGCTTTCGGCGAAAAGGTTGATTCGCTTCGTATTCGTCCTTTTCTTCCGAAAGTAGAAAACTCATTGCCTACGGTTGAGACAGGATCGGCAATCTGGAAAAATATCATCGACGGTCTGGCAGGTGGTTTTACGGTCGCACAGGTACAGACGAAATATAAACTAACTAAAGAACAAATCAAAGAATTAGTAGCACATGAAATCAAGTGAACAAAAAGAAATCGAATGGAAGGAAAAGAGACGGGGTAAAATAACCGCCTCTACGCTTCCCGATCTGATGAAAGCGGGCAAAGGTTGCCCCTTTGGCAAAGCCGCGTTAGACGCGATGTATTTAGTACGGTACGAGCGTAGAACCGGGACGATGCGAGAAAACGGAAGTAACAAGGCGTTTGATTGGGGACATGAAAACGAACCGCTAGCGGTCGAATGGGTACGGAGCCAGTTAATGAACGAGATCAAGTCGTGTACAACCGATTTTAAGGACATTGTTTTCAATGAACCGTTTGAAGGATTCGGAGATTCACCGGATTTCTATGTGTACGGATTTGACGGGAAAGTTATCGCTCTGGGTGAGATCAAGTGCCCGATGTCGCAAGGAAAGATCGAATCGCTGCAGTTCGGAAATACCATCGACGAAAAAGACGAATATTATTGGCAATTCCTCGGACATTTTCTAGGTCGCCCAGATGTAGACAAGTTGTATTATGTCATTTATGACGGCTATGTAAACGACGGTCGAATACTCGAAATGAATCGAGCCGATCACGTGGAGAATATAAAGAAACTCTATGATCGAATCCGGTTGGCTAGCGAGATGATAGACGAATCTATCCGTTCCGGTCTGGATTTGCTTGATTGTGTCGATAAGGCAAAAGCGGTATTAGAATTAAAGATGCAGATCGAGGCGTTAAAGCCGGAAGCGAAAAACAGTGTTCCGGTAAAGAATCAGATTTATAAGTTACGGAAGGAATTGCGCAAGCTGACAAAGAAAGTACCGTCACAACACTAACACAACACGATTAATCACATTTTTATAAACACTTTAATAAACACGAAATTATGCACACTTGGTTTTTATGTAAAATCCGTTACGAGAAAGTAATGGAAAACGGGATGCAAAAGAAGGTAACTGAACCGTACTTAGTCGATGCACTAAGTTTTACCGAAGCAGAAGCGCGAATAATCGAAGAAGTAACGCCGTTTATCTCCGGTGAGTTTACAGTGTCCGACATTTCCCGCGCACATTATAGCGAGATATTTACAAGCGAAGAGGATTCCGCCGATAAATGGTTTGCCGGGCGACTCGCTTTTACTACACTTGACGAGAAAAGCGGCAAGGAGAAGCGAACGTATACGAATGTACTTATACAAGCCGCAGACATTCACGACGCAATGAAGAAACTCGACGAAGGAATGAAAGGAACGATGGCGGATTATTCTTCGATTCTTCTCAAAGAAACGGCGATTGTAGATGTTTATCCGTATGAAGCGAAAAAATAAATACTTTACCAAATAATATTATTAACCAATAATGCCGCCGAAAAGGACGGCGTGAGGTGAAAGCCCTCGTATTTAAGTTTAATGTTCTACGTCTAATCAGCGTAGTGAATATCTGGTTAGACGACAAATAATTTTAAATATATGGCAAAGTATAACAATGTAAAGATAGACGGATACGACTCTAAAAAGGAATATCGACGCGCTAAGGAGTTGAAACTACTCGAAAAGAAGGGGATTGTAACCGATCTGCAAGAACAAGTAAAATACGAGCTTATTTCGCCTCAATATCGTTTCTATGAAGTGCAGGGAGTGCGGAAGATGCTACGTAAAAAGAAGCTGATCGAACGAGGAGTTTACTACATCGCGGATTTCGTTTATTATCGAGATGGTGAGTATATCGTCGAAGATACTAAAGGTGTTCGGACAAAGGAGTATATAATCAAACGTAAGCTCATGCTTTACGTTCATGGAATTAAAATAAAGGAGGTATAAGAATGGTGAAGAAAACAGCACAAAAGCAAGTAAAACACGATTGTCGAACGTGTCGCAACGGAGGAAGAGAGAATAATTTTATTTGCTATTGTTCCGTTCTGAAAGTAGGGCGGGCGATCGGGATAAGGATTTGTAGTTATTATGTCGCTCGATAGACTTTATAAGTGTGATGAATATAGACGGATATACGCTAACCGAAAAGATGCGAAAAGCGCGACGACGTTTCAGATTTACCGCCACCGAACAAGCCCTTTTTTACGAATTAGTGGCTATTTGTAACGGCGAAGATTGGAGGGACGTTTTCGATTGCTCGAACATTGAACTTTGTTTTGCGCTTAACGTGAATGAGAAAACACTAATAAAAGCCCGTGAGTCTTTAATAAATGCAGGATTGATTTATTATAAATCTGGTAAGAACAAACGTATTATAAGCTCTTATTCTTTCGTGAAGGAATTTAAAACCATTGTAACTACTACTGTAAATTTTACAGCCAATCAAACAGCCAATAAGGGAGCCAATCAGACAGCCAATGATACAGTAGATAAAGGAGTCAATGATACAGGGGATAGTACAGACTATAATAAACTAAAACAGAAACCAAACAGAAATATACTCTCTAAAGTCTCTCATGGAGATTTTGATTTTATATCTGACGAGTTTTTAGAAGCGTTTTCGCTCTGGCTTGAATACAAGAAAGACAGGCGGCAAAATTACAAATCGGAAAAGTCACTAAAAGCGTGTTATAACAAACTGGTAAAATTGAGCAAGAATGATCCGGTGATTGCGGAGCAAATCGTAAATGAATCGATTGCTAATAATTGGTCGGGGTTATTCGAACTAAAAAACGATAAATGCGAATATGGAAACAAGAAGCAAACAGACTCTACCGATAGCGGCAATACTATCATACGGACTACCGTACTATGACGAGCCGATAGAAGTAGAGAAGCGCCCAGAATGGTTTAAGGCGTGTTGCAAATACGTTTGCCCTGGCTTTAAGATTGACGATTCGAATAGAAACATAATGAACCAACTGTTTTTGTATACTGAAGGACGATCCGAGAAGCTAGATTCAAATAAAGGGCTATTGTTACGAGGTGACATCGGTACAGGAAAAAGTACTATCATGCATATTCTAAACCGATATAGTTATTTCACACGCGGCAAAGCAAAGGGCGGCTATCCGATCGGTGGCTTTAGGATTGATTCGGCTTCCTGTATTGCAAACGGCTTTTCGATGCGCGGAAAGGATGCACTAGAATTGTACACTTACAACAACGGTACGCCGCGAATGATCTGTTTTGATGAACTAGGACGCGAGCCAATCCCGGCAAAGTATTTCGGTACTGAACTAAACGTGATGCAGTATATTTTCCAATGTCGGTACGAGTTGAGACATGAGGCAATAACTCATGTTACAACGAACTTAACGATTAAGGAAATACAGCGTATTTACGGCGCGTATATCGCGGATCGAATAAATGAAATGTTTAACGTCTTGGACTTGAACGGAGCTAGTAGAAGATAATTAATACAACGAAACCATGCGAAGCAGAAAAAAGAAACTTGTGTATTTTAAAAAGATTCCGGTTCGCGTCGATCTGGAACAATGGCAAAGGCTCGATAAGATTCGCGCTGACTATCATTTCAAAAGCACATACGAGATTATGCAGTACATTTTAAGCTGCTTTCTCCGGGTTGCTGATCCGATTCCCGGCGATGATGACGAAGAAGTACTACCGGACGAAATCAAAGAAATGTTCTACGATCTATCACAGGCGGAACGACATTTCGAGTATGTAAAACCAAAACGAAAACTACCACAACACAAGGTAGACGAAATGAACGGACAAAAACGATTAGAAGGATTTTAATATGGTTAAAAAACTATCAAACACAAATTATTTGCACGATGTATCAGCAGACCCCGTCGCGGCAAATGAACGGAATCGGAAGTATATCGACCGATTTGTTTCAGAGAATTATAACGGCTTAGTTGCCAAGTTTTCACCCTTAGACGGTACGATAAATTCAAGCGCTTTCGGAGCACTCGACAAATTAAACTCTACGATTATCTCGCTCTATACTGATCCGAATTTACACTTTACGGATTGGGAGCAGGCGAAACAATATCTATCGAACAAGTTCACGGAAAAGGCGATTCGCGTTTCGGTAAAGAAGCCTGTAAAGAGTGAGGATGGAGAAAACGAGGATGAAAGTTAAATAAAAGATTAATATGTCCTCGAAAATGAGGACATATTTGAAATGTATATACTATTCGTAGAAATGAGGAGTAAATCGCATACTATTCGAATCTGTTTCTTCAGTAATATTATGTGTGTTTTTATAATTTATAATAGCTGCATCAATGTGTCCCATTAATATTTCATGATTGTATTTATGGTTGTTCCATAAATCTTCTGTTAAATAGTCAGATTCAAAGTCTAATTTGTATTCTTTATTATTCACTTTGATAGATACTCCAATTTTGGTTTTCATAATAAATATTTTTTTAAGTTATAGCGCAAATATACAAATTATTCAATAATGAACCAAACACAAAATCAATCAAAGTATTATTATTCCCCTCGTTTTCGTCACTTCAATATCTATCGTCGCGATCCAGATGGAGACACAAAGGTAGATGATGCGGCAACGCAGGAAGAGGCGAAACGGAAAGTCTACGAGTTAAACGGGTGGAATTACAAACCTAAAAACAACACGGTAAAATGAGTAAAGTAAAACAGTACATCGAACAAGCCACTAACGAGCGCATCCGCTCGCGTGGCTTAATCCGAAAAGTCGCTATCGAAGCGGCTCGGATACAGAGAGACGAAACGAGGCGGCAAGCTATCGAAGTGTATAAACAAATGTGTCCGTCTAAGAACTGCAAAGGTTGTGCGAGTCGGATACATAAACAGGAAACACAATCGACTCGATGCGACGGGAATTGTGCCCGGATTAGGTTACTTATTAACGGATTAGACCGGATCGAAACGTTATGTATATAATCAGGCGTATTCAATGTAAATCGGGCGATGTGTCCGAGACGCATTTAGTTGAGATAGAAACGGACGACATCGAGGCGACACGAAAGGAGTTGCACGATTGTTATCAATGTGATAAGATTCTTTTTAATTATGACGAACAATGAGTAGAAACCCGCATTACATTAAGATGATTAACTCCAATCGTTGGAAGTTACTTCGAGCTAAGAAGCTGCAAAGCAATCCGGTTTGTGAAATGTGCGAGGCGAGCAATCGCAGTACACTTGCAACCGAAGTACATCACACCGTCCCGGTTGAGTCCGTGTCGCATGAACTCGGAATGAGACAACTAATGTTTGATTATAACAATCTGCAAAGCCTCTGCCATTCGTGCCACTCTGATGCGCATCGACGTGCTTTCAGTCATTCGAAAGAGGCGGTACAGGCGAATAATAAGCGAGCGACGGAACGGTTTGCAGAGAAGTTTTTGAAATGAGTTATATGTTTTATGATTGATTCTCTGTTTTTTTGTATATTTGCGACCAAATTATTTGTGAGATGCTATGACAATAGAAAACCATATAGAGCAAGACGAAGACTTAAAATCTGAAATAATCCATTTAGAAGATTTGCGGCATGATTATGATGAGAAAATTGTAACTAAAGATAACAATTCCTCTATTGTAATAAGTGCTTTTCATGAATGGTACGCCACTTCTTTAACTTTATTTAATCGCTATTATACGGATGATGATTCAAATTTTCGGGTATTTAAGAGTGTCAGCTTAGATGCAAATGGATATACTTTGAAAAATGAATATTACTCTATTAAACCCTCGTATAGTATATTATTAGATTCTTTAAAACGTAACAAAAGTGTGAAAGTGACTAATACAATTAAAGCTAAAAATAACTATGGGAACAAAGTCTTTATAGTTCACGGGCATGATGTTGCTGTAAAACTCACCGTTGCACGAACTTTAGAGAAACTAGGCTTAGAGGCGGTTATTTTACATGAGCAACCTAATGGTGGAAAAACTATAATAGAAAAGCTAGAGAATAATGCGAATGAGATTGGTTTCGCTGTGATATTGTTAACGGCTGATGATGAAGGTAAAGCCTTAGGAGAGACTAATCTAAACAAGAGAGCACGCCAGAATGTTGTTTTTGAAATGGGCTTGTTTATGGGAATATTAGGGAGAGATAGGGTTATGCTACTTTTAGAGGATGGTGTAGAAAAACCCGGAGACTTGGATGGGATAGTTTATACATCTATAGACAAAAATGATGGATGGAAATATGCTTTGTGCGACGAATTAAAAAGAGTTGGTTATCAAGTTAGTAAAGATAAACTTTAGAATAAAATTAGTGTATTAATATAAAAACCGCTTCACCTCGACGAGAGGGGGCGGTTTTTTTTTATTTTTTGACGCGATACGCTAAACCCACCTCACCTCATATTTACACGCGCGAGTAATTTTTGAAACGAGGGGGTGCGCGTTGGGGGTAAACTTTTTGCGCGCATCTTCCGAGCTACCAAATACTTGCGATCTTTTCCTATATGCAAAAAGCCTATAAAAATGTGTGATTTGGACGACATAAAAGAAAAGATTCGCGCCGCGATGGAGTCGCAGGGAACATATACGGAAGATTTAGACCTCTGTATAACTCTTTGCGCAGGTTCATATATGGCGTTTCAAATTGCACTAAACGATATTTCAAAGAAGCGTATGAAGTCATACGTGAAAGAAGTGTCCCGCGAAAATAATGATAAACTCACGGCGCATCCTGCTTTCAAAGTTTTATTCGATGCACTCGAAGCAACGCGCAAACAATTACGCGAGCTTGGTTTGACCTTTCAAACGCTTTCTGCATCTGACGACGACGAAGTAAACGACTTGATTAACGAAGTAAACAAAATAGATCGCGATGAACAAGGAGAATAGAGATAAACTGATAGCGTTAAAGCAGTCGGTTGTCTCCGATCTGCATAACATCGACGTTGATTCGTATAAGCTAGACAAGGCAGACGAAAGACTAAATGTGTATATCAAAGGTTGTATTAACAATCCGGACGCGCACAACCTTTACGAGTTGCTAGCCGTTCACCGCTTCTTTGTTTTTCTTGATAAATACGAATTTCGGATTAAGGAAGTAAAGAAGTTCGTCACGTTCTACGAGCGTTTGAAATTCTCCGGCACAAAGGGAAAGACTAGATACAAGCTGACTCCGATACAGGTGTTTCAGTTCTCTAATATTCTCGCGTTTTACAAGCCTGACACAAACAAGCGTTTGATTCGCGAAGCTCTTCTATTCGTTCCGCGTAAATTCAGTAAGACAACAAGTGTAGCGAGTCTTTCGATTAACGATTTGTTGTTCGGTGATGCGAACGCACAAACATACGTTGCTGCAAACTCATACAATCAAGCGAAAGTCTGTTTTGATGAAATACGTAATATTTTAAAGTCTCTTGATCCGAAGTTTAGACACTTCAAAATTAATCGAGAAATCATATATAACCGCATAAAGGGAAAAACCTCTTTTGCCCGTTGCCTTGCCTCTAACCCGGATAAATTAGACGGACTTAACGCAAGCATGGTAATAGTAGACGAGTATTCACAAGCCGATAGTGCCGCATTGAAGAATGTATTAACTTCCTCAATGGGCGCACGGCTCAACCCTTTAACCGTAGTAATTACGACCGCATCCGATAAAGAAACGGCTCCATTCGTTGAAATGCTCAAAATGTATAAAGCGATCCTACGAGGTGAGATTGAAAATGATTCCATATTTGCACACATCTTTGAGCCAGACGTAGACGACGAGGAAGGCGATCCGGCAACGTGGCGTAAAGTGCAACCACACATGGGTATAACTGTTTATGAAGATTTCTATATCGACGCATACCAGAAGGCTTTATATAGCGCACCGGACGCGCTAGAGTTTCGAACAAAGTTACTTAATGTGTTTGCGGTTGATTCGACAACGAAATGGATTGAGGCGAAGCAGATAGAAGAACGATTCAAAGATATTAGAATTGAGAGTATCGGTACTTATCCGCTAACGATGGCGGCGGTTGATTTATCCGTTCGAGACGACTTTTCTACGGTTACTTATAATATCTATTCGAAAGAAAGCGGTTCTTTTCATTCACATACGGATTACTATTTCCCGGAAGGAGCTTTGAAAGATCATCCGAATCGGGAACTTTACGAAGGTTGGGCGAAAGCGGGCTATTTAATTCTTTGTGACGGTGATATTATCGACTATCAGCAAATAGTAAACGATATACTTGCACGTGCAAAGTATCTACAAATTATGGGAGTTGGCTATGATCCTTATAAATCGGCTGAATTTGTGAATCTTCTTACTTATTCCGTAGGCGGTGCGAGTGAATATATTAAGCCTGTTAAACAGACATACGGAACGTTTACAAGCCCTATCGAATCCTTTGAACTTGTTTTGTATCGGAGTAAGCTCACCTTTAGCCCTAATCCGATTACGCCATACTGTTTTAGTAATGCGGTATTAGACGAAGATCGGAACATGAATAAGAAGCCAGTCAAGAAAACGCATAACGCGAAGATTGATTCGACTATAACAAACCTAATGACATTCTACTTATTTAATAACATGGAGGTATAATGAAACTATCTTTTAATTTTGAATTGGGACGTTCAAAGACGCAAAAACGCGCCTTAAATGCAGAGATGAGCACAACGGATAAAGATGCGGCGATAAACTCCCGATTACCATCGTTACCCGGTCAGCCAATAGATGTGCATAACAGTAATCAAGCAATGAAACTTTCAGCCGCATATAGATGTACTTCTATTCTTTCGGGGACTATCGCGTCTTTACCGCTTATAATTAAACGGAAAAAAGATGGATATTTCTCACCAGACGAGGAAAACGATTTATATACGATATTAACCCGTATGCCTAACCGACGAATGAATAGTTTTGAAATGGTTAGGAATATGGTTGTTCAAATCGTAAATCAAGGAAACGCCTACATCGTTATCCGTCGAAAGTTCGGTAGTGTCAGCGAGCTTGTATTATGCGCAAATAATACAGTAACCTATGACAAATTGAATGATGTTTATATTATTTCTGATCCATATAACCGGATATATGGGCGTTTTGAATCCTACGAAATAATCCATCTTAAAAATAATAGTTTGGACGGGGGATATACAGGAGTAAGCACAATAATGTACGCTAGCCGTATCTTTTCCATAGCCGCGAGTGCAGATAATCAGAATTTACGAACCTTTCAGAATGGAAGTAAAATAAAGGGGCTTGTTTCCGGTGCAAAAGAGATAAATAAAGGGTTGCCCGGTGCAGGTATGACGGATATTCAACTTTCTACGGTTGGAGATCGCATAGAGGAACAACTAAACACAGGAAGAGACATTATTTCAGTTCCCGGCGATGTTGGATTTCATCAACTTTCTATAAATCCGGTTGATGCGCAGTTATTGGAAACAAAGAAATTCAGTATTCTTGATATATGTAGATTTTACGGAGTTCACCCAGATAAAGTATTTGCCGGACAATCTACTAATTACAAAGCTTCTGAAATGAGCAATGTTTCTTTTTTAACTGATACACTGCAACCAATATTGAAACAAATCGAGGCTGAATTTAATTACAAGCTGATTCCTAATTCAGTCGCTCACTTATATAGTATTTCATTTGATTTGTCATGCTTATATCAAACCGATTTAACGACACAAGCAAGCTATTATAAAGCTTTGGAAGAAATGGGCGCTCATTCCCCGAATGATACTCGTAGGGCTTTAGGAAAACCGCCCGTTGAAGGAGGCGACAAAGTGTTTATCTCCTGCAACGTTCAACCAATCGAGGCGGCTAGTCGAAAAGTAGAGCTACCCAAAAACGAAGAAACAAACATATAGTAAAATGATATTTGCAAAATATGGAAATACGAAGTTATACAGAGTTAGGTGCTCCTAAAGTTGGAGATGGAAGAATAATCGAAGGTTATGCGGTTGTATTCGGACAAGAAAGCCGTGTATTGTACGACAGGGAAAAACAACGCGCTTTTGTTGAGGTGATCGAAAAGGGAGCTATAACGGAAGAGTTATTGCGTAGTTGTGATGTTAAAGCTCTGTTAGATCATAATAAACAGAGATTGTTAGCTCGTTCTAATCGTGGTGCGGGAACTTTGTCGCTTGAACTTGACGACTACGGATTAAAATACAGATTTGAGGCTCCTAGTACTCCCGATGGAGATTTCGCCGTAGAAATGATTAAACGCGGTGATATTTTCGGTTCGTCTTTTGCGTATGCTTTAAATGAAAAGGATAAAACAAAAGTTTCCTATTCAATGAAAGACGGGTTGTTGCTTCGTACTGTACACATGATTGATCGGATTTCCGATATATCTCCCGTTGTTGATCCTGCTTTTTATGGTACAGACGTAACGGTGCGGAGTATGGACGATACGATAGCGGAGTTGTCCGGCGAGAATAAAGACTATCTAAATGAAATTAATAATTTACGCAAATCAATTTAAAACATGAGAAAAGAATTTGAAACTATTGCTCAATACAAAGAGCAGATGCGCGCTATGTTGGATAAAGCAGAAGCGGAAAAAAGAGCACTCGACGCAAGCGAGAAAGAGCAGTTTGAGCAGTTAAAAACAAAGAAAGAACTTTTGGAAATGAAAGTCGAACGCCGTGCGCTTGAAGATATTAACGCGGGACTGGTGTCAGACCGTCGCGTGTTGTTTTCACAGGCTGTTTTTGACGTCGTTAATCATCGCTCTTTGGAAGAATACAACGGAGTAGTATCGGAAGGCGGTATTAAAGTTGTAGAACGTGCGGTGACTGTTACAGATACAACCGATGCGGCTAGCATGGTTCCTGTTACAATCGGTGAAATCATTGAACCGTTAGAAAAAGGCTTGATTATTGATAAACTAGGTATCAAGATGCAAAGCGGGCTTGTAGGTGACCTTGTTTTCCCAACATTGGCGGCTGTTGAAGCAACAATTCAGGGTGAAAACGTTGCGGTTACCGATACCGAATTGAATATCGACAAAATCAAGGCTTCACCCAAACGTGTATCTATTTCTATCCCGGTGTCTAAGCGTGCGATCAACCAAACGAACTACTCTTTGCAGGACGTAGTTTTAAAACAAATTTCGCTTGGTGTTGCCCGTACTTTGAACAAATGGATGTTTTCGGGGGCTGCGTTGTCTGGTGCAAGTAACGGCGTGTTTGTAAAGGCAAAACCGGATGTAGAATATACTTCCGCATTGACGTTCGCGAATATTGTTGCACTTGAATCTACTGTCATGGATGCGGGCGTAGATGTTACGGACGGTACAGCCGCCTATGTTTGCACTCCAAAGGTGTATGGTACTTTGAAATCCACTCCCAAAGCGGCGGGGGCTGCTGAAATGATCTGCCAAAATGGTATGGTGAACGGTTATCCGGTTCTTGTTACTAACTACATGGACGCCGATTCTATCGGATTCGGTGTATTCTCCAACGCTGCTATCGGTCAGTTCGGCGATATGGATTTAGTTATAGACCCGTATACCGGAGCGAAAAGTAATGTCGTAAACTTTGTGTTGAATACTGATTATGATATTGTTGTAGCTCGCCCGGAAGCCTTTGCCATCGCAAAGAAAAAAGCTTCTGCCTAATTCTATAACCTATCATTCACTAAAGGGCTGGGGCTTCGGCTCTAGCCCTTTCTAATTTATCCAATATGGCACAATACGTAACACTCGAAGAACTCAAACAGCATTTAAACGTTGACTTCGACACGGACGACGCGTATATAACCGGGCTTATCGAACCCGTTCAACTTCTTATCGAATCGTATCTAAATAATCCGCTAGATACCTACGTTAAGGACGCAAAAATAGATCGGCGTATCTGGCACGCGATCCGCATCCTTATAGCGAATTACTACGCAAACCGTGAATCGGTAACATTTGCCACTCCGCAAGTTATTCCGGGCCATATAGAACTATTACTGCAACCTTTAAAACGATATACGTAATGCAAGCAGGATTATTAAACGAAATGATCGCTTTTTACCGTAGCGAGTCAAAGCGCGATAATCTGGGCGGCACGTCTGAAAGTTGGGTAAAAGTATTCGATAAACGCGCATACATTCGCTTTAAGTCGGGTGCACGTAAAGAAGCGAACGGCGAGATATATAATACGACCGTTAATACGATAATGATTCGCATCTGTAAAGAGATCAACGCTAAAATGAGGATCGAATACGACGGGCAGAAATACAAGATTCTATCTATCAATCACGACCGGAAGCAACAAGCAACGGTTATAGAAGCGGAGGTAATCAATGAGTAACGACAATTACACCGGGCGCAACTTGTATCGCGTCGAAGTGGATGCAACGCGAGTAAACGAACTACTTAAACGGTTGAACGATAAAGAAGCAAAGAAGGCAATTTCCTCCGCTCTTAGAAAGTCGATTCTTATCATTCGTAAACAGGCACAGGAAAATTTAATTTCCGCTGTTACTGATGCGGAATTTAGCAGTTCTAAGAATGGCGTATCGTTCAAACCGTTAAAGAACGAAATAAACGTAGCAGTTTATCGCAATGCTTCCGGTGCACGGGTCGACCTGATCGACCGCCGCAAAAAGGGATCACGTGCCTATATGCTGAAATGGTTCGAATCAGGAACAAAAGAACGAGCTACCAAAAAAGGAGCGAATAGGGGTATTATAAATGCTTCCCACTTCTTCTCTAATGCGGTCAAATCGAAGCAGAAAGAAGCAGAGAGCTCACTAGAGAAAAATATAATTGATTCTATAATGAAAGTAGCAAATAAAAAGAAATGAGTTTATCAATAGGCGCACACGTATATAAGAAATTAAGCGACTCTACAGAGTTGGCAAAATTGGTTTCTGATAAAATATATGCGATTTCGACCAAAACGGAAACATCTTTTCCGTTCGTTATCTACAAGCGTAGTTCTCTGGTTCCAGAATATACGAAAGATAGATATGGCACGGGCGATACAGTTTCGGTTGAGATCGTTGTCGCCAGTGATAACTATTTGAACTCTGTTACAATCGCGGAAGAGGTACGTAAATCACTCGAAAACAAACGAGGAAGTTATGATAACTTCGATGTGATCGATTCTAAACTAATTAGTGCGAATGAGGATTTTATAGAAGATACTTTTATTCAAAGCCTCGTATTCTCATTTAAAACTGAATAATTAACTAAAACACGATAAAATTATGAGTAAAGCAAAATCAGTGTTAGGAAAAGACCTAATGTTATTCATCGACGATAAAGCCATCGCACTTGCCACATCTTGCAAATTGGGGCTTTCGGCTGAAACAATCGACACACAAAGTAAAGATTCGGGCATCTGGACGGAAAAGGACATTAAAAAACTTTCTTGGAACGCTTCCAGTGAAAACGTATTTAGCGCGGATGCAGATGCGAATAGCTACGATAAACTATTCGCTTTGTTCTTGGCGCATAAACCTGTTGTTCTGAAATTTGGCGTTGTTGGCAATCCTGACGTAAACGAAATGCCCGCCGCCGGATGGACGCTAGCGGAAGGTGCATATACAGGTAGTGCGGTTATCACTTCGCTAGAAGCGAATGCGCCTGATGGAGACAAAGCAACACTATCAATCAGTTTCGAAGGAACCGGACCGCTTGCAAAGGAAGCAGCTAGTAAATAACTTACGGGCGGTGTTTTGCCGCCCTCTAAACGACTTATTCAATGAAAACAATATCACTTAACGGAAAAGATTTCTCTTTGAAATATACGCTTCGTGCGTTCTTTGTGTTCGAATCTATATCCGGCTATCCGTTTCAGTTCGGGAAATTATTAGATGAATACATTTTGTTTTATTCGTTCCTGATTGCTAGTAATAAGGATTCGTTTAATATGGAATTTGACGAGTTTATAGAATTGTGCGAAAATGATTTGACTCTATTCGAACAATTCAAAGAGTTTATTTTGGATGAAATCAAACTACGTTCGCAATCGGCAGGAAATGACGTAAAAAAAAAGAAGGTGACGATGCGGAAACGAAAGCCGTAAGTATACGCGAACTTTATTCGCGCGTTGTCGGTGAGGGCGGGATCGCTCCCGATTACTTCCTCGATAAAATGGACTTTATCGAGGTTGAATCGTTTATAGACGGATTGAATCGACGCAATCGGGAAGCGTGGGAACAAACTAGATTGTTAGGTTTCATCATAGCGCAATCTAATAGCACAAAGACGCTAAAGCAAACCGATATACTCCGGTTCCCGTGGGATGAAGAAGAAAAGAAAGATACGAGCGTAACGGACGAAGAGATGCAACGATTACGAGCTAAAGCAAAAGAAGTAGAATCACAATTAAACACGCATAAAGATGTCTGATATAGTAACAAGATTATTGCTTAAAACGAATGACTTTGACGCAAATCTAAATAAGTCGAAGAAGAATGTAAACGGGTTTCAAAGCGACATTTCTAAGATGTCCGGCGTTGCAGTATCGGGAGTTATGAAGTTCGCCGGGGTTCTTGGTATTGCTGTAACTGCCTCGGAGGGTTTCAATAAAGTAATGAATAGCAGTCAGACGCTAGGAGATGAATATGCCCGTACTATGGACGGCTTAAAAGGTGGCGTAGACCAATTTTTCTACTCTATCGGTAGTGGAGACTGGACGCCGTTCATGAACGGGTTAACCGAAACTATACGTCTAGCACGCGAAGCATACAACGCGATGGATCAATTAGGAAATACAAAGATGTCATTCTCTTATTTTGATGCAAAGAATCAAGCAACCATACAAGAACAAATAACTATCTTAAAAGATAAGGATTCAACGGAAGAGCAAAAGAAAGCAGCTAGGGAACTATTAGACAAGACGCTGAAAGACCAAGAGGAAATCGTAGGACAATATAAACAAAGAAGTCAAAACGCATTACAAGCAATGGTAAAGGCGGCAATAGGACTTGATGGCGTAGATGTTTCGGCAATAGATATAGATAAAGTATTGAGATTAGATGTATCTTCGGCAGGCGATGAACAAAAGGCACAATTAGCGAAACAGTATAAAGACTTCGTAGATGAATACGATCGTTTGAAAGCCAAATTCACAACTTACGAAACGGTGGGTTCTGGAATGAATGTGCACACGGTTACAATAACAGATACAAATGCATTGAGTAAGGCAATAAGCCCGATGTTAGCGAAGTATCAGGATGCAATACAATATAACGCGATTTTAGTAAAGAAGAGTGATGAATGGTTGCAGAATTTAATAAACGTTGCAACGGCAGCAGAGGCGGCGGGACGGAATTTATCTAGTATGACGAAAGCGGCGAACCGCGCTTCACAGTCAGGAATAGGCGGGAAAACGCCAAAGGAAGAACCGAAAGAGGGCTCTATCGCTTGGTATGACACACAAATCGCAGAGCAAAATAAAAAACTTGTTGCTGAAACCGACATGCAAGCGCGTTCCGCCATTCAAGCAACAATTAATGAACTTGAATCAAAGAGGATAAGTTTAAAGTTTGTTGTAGAGCAAGAAACGTTCAAAAGTGCTCATGGTGAAATGAAAGACGGCGCTTTGTCTCTTCCGGTAAAACCAACGTATAAAGATAAAGTTCCTACTCATGGGAAAGAAGGTAAAAACTTAAAGTTGCCGAAATATGATCCACTTTTTAGAAAAGAAGATATAGACATGAATGAAAGGTATGCCGAATCTCTATCTGCAGTTGGTAGTATTATGGGGTCTTTATCTGGAATAACCAATGAAAGTGCGGCGGCGTATCTTCAATGGGGCGCAAATGTTATATCCAGTATTGCGCAGGCTATTCCGGCTATTCAATCGTTAATAACTGCGAAACAGACCGAAGCAGTAGTTAGCGGCGTAGCTTCCGCAGCAGAAACGCCCGTTGTCGGTTGGTTATTGGCGGGAGCCGCCGTTGCTGCCGTCGTCGCTGCAATGGCTAGTATTCCTAAATTCGCAACGGGTGGTATTGTGCCTGGCACATCATTCACAGGCGATAAGGTTCCGGCTTTACTCAATTCAGGCGAGATGATTCTAAACGGATCACAGCAAAGTAATTTGTTTCAAATGCTTAATAGCGGTTTATATGGCTCCTTATCGCAAAAGATTGCACCGTCTGCAGAAAATGGAAATCAGCCCGCAAACGTAACGTTTCGCATACATGGAAGAGATTTGGAAGGAGTTTTGAGTAATCATTATAATCAGAAAAGCAAAGTAAGATGAAATTAAGATATTATTCAGAGTTTAAGAGCAGGAAAGACAAGACGTATAGAATCGAAATTCATACGGTCTTTGCAACGTATTCCGAAGAACTCACCCTAACAGATAGCCCGTTTACTGTTGAGTATGAATCGGACACTCTATACAAACCGTTGAAAATGTCTAATTCGGTAACAAGCATATTGACAGATAGAATTTTATCAGACCTATATACAGCCGAAGGGCAAAATATAGAAGTTCGTTTGTATAATAAAACCGATGATGTTTTAGAGTGGTTTGGATATATGAGTCCAAATTTATATTCGAGCGATTATATAACTCCGCTTAATATAGTGGAGATACAGGCAATCGATACTATTTCCGTTTTGGAAAATAAGAAGTTCTCTTATATTAATTCTTCCGAGGTCTATTTTAAAAGTTTCAAAGATGTAATAATGCACATTCTTGATATTGCCGATCCCGGAAAGATTCTAAACAAATTGTACTTTCAAAAAACTAATAGAATCTCGAAAGATGTTTCTACTTCTTTGATAGAAGATATTTATATACATGAACGAAACTTCTTTGATGAAGCTAACGAGCCGATGAATAGTAGAGATGTTTTAGAAGAAATCTCTAAATATATCGGTATGACGTTCATTCAGTATCAGGATGCTTATTATATGATCGACTATGATTTTATCAAAAACGACGAGCTTCATTTTTTCGTTTATGATAGAATAAGCGATACATGTGAAAGTATAACAATCCCTTCCGCACTATTGAATGTGCGTAATATTGGCGTATCTGAAAGCGCGGGAAGTATATCGCTTGGTGATGTGTATAATAAAGTATCAGTTGTTGCTAATATGAATCAGATAACCAACTTATGCCCGGAATTGCTCGACGACGATAAGGATATAGTAAATCAAAACTCCGATCCCAATAAATATTATATATCTGGTAAGGATATAGACGGAAAGAATTACACCCTTCTTAATTCGTTTTTTAAATCTAATAGTAATTGGGGGTATTTGATACCGAGCTTTTCATTTCTTGATATTCCGGCAGAAGGTGTTGAAGTGACTATCGACAACGTTAATGATATATATTCCGGTGTGGTATGGCAGAAGTACAGCGACTACACAACAGAGGACGGGGAACCGTCTTCTTTAAGTTGGAAAACCTGCGTTTCATTCCTGCAAGCGTATAATATAATTAGTGCTTCTCGAAAGACTCTTTTAACATTGAAAAACGGAGAGTATTCTTTATTCAAAGGAGGATATTTCATAATAAATATCGCTTATAGAATGTCCGGCTCTTTTCTTCCAAACGATATAATAAAAACGTCCGATGAAGTATACTCTAATACAAAATATGGCGCCGGATTTGATAATACGATGGTTCCTTGCAAATTATATATAGATGATTACTATTATGATGGTGAAGTATGGAGAAATCAAAAGTATTATACGGATCGAGTAAATCGAGGCTATTATAAAATCACACACAACTTAACTTATCGAGGGGCTACATGGTATAGATATAAGGATGCATTTGGAGATTGGAGATTTGTAAGCAAGGGAGAATATGATTCAACTAGCGGTGAAAAGGCTTCCGGCGGGTTCGCCGATAGCAATAAGGTTTATGCGTATAGGGAAAACGGCGAAGATATTTTTGTCGAAAAATGGTATCACGACGAATGTACGCTTAAAGATGGTTTCTATTTGGTTCATATAAACAAAGAAGGTGATAAAGTTTTCGATGATGAAAAGAGATTAACGAATACTGTTAGTTATAGATTTAATCTGTACGACTCAACGGACGGAGTCGCGATTAAACTTCCAGATGATAAAATACTATGCGGAAAGATACGCTTTGAATTAAGCACTCCGAATCATTTAGGAAAATATCCTATGTATCGAACGGATGGGGGCTGTCACCCTTGTACTGCATTTCATATATCCGATTTCACGTTTAAGTATACTAACAATAAAGTTACATACGATATATTTAATAACGCAGTTGACGACTCCGACGTAGTTTACAGCAACGTGATAAACGACAATAATGTAACAGAAATGGACGACATCGAACTACTAATCAACTCAAACGCAAAAAATATTTCTTCTTACTCAAATTGCGCTACCAAATCAGGGGATAAATTTGATTATTTAAAAACGGTATATAGCCCGTTGCACGATAAAAATGTATTGCCGGAACAAATACTAATAGACAAGTTTTATACACATTATAAAGCTCCTAAATTTAGATACAGCAATAATTTGAATCGTGGCTTTTCGATACTGTCTAGGATTTATGAAAATTCCCTCAAAAGAGAAATGATAGTAGATCAAATGAGTATTGATTACGCAAATGAAAGTTGTAACGTATCATTAATAGAAACATGATAGAAGTAGAAAATAAGAAAGTGCCTCATTCGTTTCGGAATAAGTATTTACGCAATTCCGGTTCGGTAAGTATTAGTACAACAACGCCAACGCCTATAAATGGCGGTGGCGTTGATCTTGATGTATTAAAGATGGACGATGGGCGTACATCATCCGATAACAATGTATTTTCGTCTCTTCGTTCCCTTTTTGAAATAAAGTCTCGTATTATTGCTCTGACCGATAATAATACGGCACCGACCGACGATAATACGTTTTCTTCTTTGCGCATAAGGCAGGAACTAGATGCGGCTATCGACGCTTTAAAAGACTCGTATTTATCCAAAACAGCGCCAGACGAAACGCAATTTCTCATCAAGTTGCTAGGTGGTTTAATTGTTGACAATGGGCTAGACGTAACGAAGGGTATTTCTACGGATACGTTGACCGCAACAAAGATAGAGGCTGATACAATCGACGCAAAAACGATAGAAACAGCGGCTCTAACCGCAACGACAACAACGACGCAAATACTTAACGTCCTTGATAAACTGATTGCGAAATCATCGACTTTTTCCGGTGATATATCCTCAAATGACTACGCAGAGGGTTTAATCGGTTGGCTGATCGGCAAAGACGGTCATATAGATGCAAAATCTCTTCGTCTACGTGATTTCCTTGAAGTTCCTGAATTACGCTACAACCGCGTATCAATCGTTTCGGGTGAAGAGTGGAACGCTCCGGGCGGCGGGATCATCGAACGTATAGACGAATCAAATCGGATTATCTACCTTAAACTCGAACCGGGCGAAATAGCAGAAATAGAGGTAGACGATATTTGCAAAGGTATATTCAACGACTCAACCGGATTTCAAACCGCTTATTTTCGTATTACTGAAAAGATCGGTGATTCTACGTTTAAATATGCGCTTCGTTCTGGTACAACCGCACACCCTTGCAAGGCTATGCACTTCGTTTCGTATGGTAACTTCACAAACAAAGAGCGGCAAAAATCGAGCTACTCGACACAAAGCTATGTCCGTTACCTGACAGGTGTAAACGGTTGGGAGATTTCAAAGGAAATGATCGCTATGCAGTTGGGCGACTTGTCTAACTTGAAATTGTTTGGTATCGAAATGACCGGACATAGTGCGTATCTCCGCAATGTGTATATGACCGGGACTATCAAGCAGTTATCTAACGACGGTATAACCGAAGTTCCCGTACCTGCTTTCAAAGGAGTATGGACGCCGGGCACATATTGGTACTATGATGAAGTTGTATGCAATGGCAGTACATGGATATGTATTGTAGACAAAACAATCCAAGAACCAACAGATAATTCTACTGATTGGCTTAAATATGTCTCTAAGGGAGAAACGGGTGTCAAAGGCGACAAAGGCGACAAGGGCGATAAGGGTGATACAGGTGCAACCGGGGCAAAAGGTGACAAAGGTGATACAGGACCGACCGGATCGCAAGGTATTCCCGGCACATCACAGTATTTTCACGTAAAGTACTCCGCTAATGCGAACGGTAATCCGATGTCTGACACTCCGAATACTTATATCGGTACAGCGGTAACAACAAGCGCGACCGCTCCAACCGGATACACTTCATATAAGTGGGTACAGTTGAAAGGCTCGCAAGGTCCTAAAGGAGATCAAGGTATTGCCGGACCAACCGGAGCCAACGGACAAACTTCCTACTTACACATCAAGTACTCGGACAACGGTACGACGTTTACCGCTAACAACGGTGAAACACCGGGCGCGTATATCGGACAATACACCGACTTCACGGCGGCAGATAGTAACACGTTCTCTGCTTACACGTGGACGAAGGTCAAAGGCGACAAAGGCGACAAGGGCGATAAGGGTGATACAGGTGCAAC